CTGTTGACGATGTGGTGTCGGTCGAAATTGACCTTGCACCAGTGGCTGCGCCGACACGTAACTTCGGCGCGCTTTGCATTCTTGGTCCGTCTGCTGTTATCGATACAGGCTCACGTATCAGGCAGTATTCTACGCTGGACCAAGTTGCTACTGACTTCGGCACTTCGGCGCCGGTATGGCTGGCTGCTGATCTGTTCTTCTCTCAGTCGCCGCAACCTTCGATCCTGTACATCGGGCGATGGGCAGCAACAAACACCAGCGGCGTACTGAATGGCGGCTCAATCGGCGTCGCTCAGCAGGTCGCTCTGTTGGCAACGCTGCGCGGCGTCACCACTGGCGCCATGACCATCTCAATCGATGGTTCGCAGCACAACCTCACCAACATGAACTTCAGCGCCATCAGCAATCTCAATGGTGCTGCGACGATCATCACCAACGCACTCGGCGGCGCTACCTGCGTATGGGATGCATCGTTCGGGCGCTTCGAGGTTACTTCCTCGACAACCGGCACGAGTTCAACGGTCAGCTACGCCACCAACTCGGGCGGCGGTGTGGCGATTGCTGATGCTCTCGTACTCAGTCAGGCAGCGGGTGCGGATGCACCGGTCGCTGGTATCCTGGCGGAACAGCCGATCGATGCACTGACTGCGTTGAACGGTCTCAGCGGCGATATCTACGGTGTGATGTTCGCACCGAGTGTATCTGCGCCGATCAGCGATCCTCAGTATCAGGCGTGTGCAGCACTGATCGAAGGTTCCAACCCGTCGCAAATCCTTGGGATCACGACGCAGGAGCCGGGGACTGTCAGCGCTGCATCTACAACTGACTTGGCGTATCTACTGAATGCAGCGCTCTACTCGCGCACCTTCATTCAGTATTCGTCCTCGTCAGCCTACGCTATCGCCTCGGTGTTTGGCCGCGCGTTCACCACTGACTTCACTGCGAACAACAGCGTCATCACGCTGAAGTTCAAGCAGGAGCCGGGAGTGACACCGGAAATCATCAACGAGACACAGGCCGCAGTGCTGAATACCAAGAAGTGCAACGTGTTCGTCTCTTACACGAACAGCACTGCGATCATCCAGCAAGGTGTCATGTGCAACGGCACCTTCTTCGATGAGCGTTACGGCTGTGACTGGCTGCAGAACCAGGTGCAGACCGATCTATACAACGTGCTATACACGAGCCCGACGAAGATACCGCAGACCGATCCTGGCGTGCATCAGTTGGTGACGACTGTTGAGGCTTCGATGGATCAGTCAGTGAACAATGGCTTGGTCGCTCCAGGCATCTGGACTTCCTCGCTGCAGTTCGGTGCGCTCAAGAGCGGCCAGACCTTGGCGAAAGGCTACTATGTGTATGCACCGAGTGTAAATACACAGAGCCAAGCCGCCCGCGAAGCGCGTATCGCTCCGACAATCCAGGTCGCAGCGAAGCTGGCTGGTGCTGTGCACTTCGCCAACGTCGCCATCAACATCAATCGCTAATTGCTGATAGGAGAGGACTGCCATGGCTATCGCTTATAGTTTTGCTGATGTCAGCATGACGCTGGTTGGTCCGGGTGGCATCGTGTCACTCGGTTACGGCTCGGCCACTGCTGAGGAAGGCATCACCATTGAACAAGCCGAAGACAAGGATACCATGACGGTCGGCGCCGATGGTGAAGTGATGCACTCGCTGCATGCAGGCAAGCACGGTGCAATGACAGTACGCCTGCTGAAGACCTCGCCAGCGAATGCGCTGCTGCAGGCCATGTATGACTTCCAGACGCTTAGTTCGGCGTCGTGGGGCTTGAATGTGCTGGTGGTGACGCATGTAGCTTCAGGCGATACCACGTCGGGCCGCTCTGCAGCCTTTCGCCGTTCGCCGAACCTCACATACGCAAAGGACGGCGGTATCAACGAGTGGGGCTTCAACGTGGGCAAGATCGATAAGGTTCTTGGCTCGTACGCATCGTAAGAAAGGAAGGGGCGGCATATGGCTGCTGAACTGACTATAGCTGGTCACGAATATCGGACAGGCACACTCAATGCGATACAGCAGTTTCACATTGCGCGCCGCCTCGCTCCTATCATCGCAAAGCTAGGGGCTGCATCAGGAGAGAATGCAACACCACTCAGCGCGTTTGACTCGCTCGCTGAGGGAATATCCAAACTGACTGACGAAGATTGTGACTACGTCATCAATCTTTGCATGGGCACGGTCAGGCGCAAGGTAGGCGATACTTGGCTCCCGGCATGGAACGTAAAGGTAAACCAGCCGCAGTATGCTGATATCGAATTGCCTGCGCTGATCCAATTGACTTTGGCAGTGGTGCAAGATCAGCTGGGGGGTTTTATGATAGACCAGCTCCCGGCTGGTCAAGCACTTACTACTCAGATTATGCAGTAGAGTACGTCCATTCAAAAGACAACATCGAATGGGTGTATCGTCCTGTCTTGCGCAAGATGTGCAAGATGGAAAGCCTATTCGATGGCACGCTGTCACTAGAGCAGATAGCCGAAGCGCATGACGTGCTGGATATACAGGACGAGAACGAGTGGCGCCTGAGAAAGGCCACCGAAGAAGGCAACAAAAAGCAGTGAGATAGCACGTGGCCCAAAGCACCATTGCTGACTTTCTCGTATCGCTCGGCTTCAAAGTCGATGCCGCGCAACAGAAGCGCTTCGAGGACGCGCTAGGTAAGTCGAAAGAGATCGTTCGCGACTTCGGCAAGGACCTAACCGGTATCCTTGACAAGTTGTCAACGCTCGGCACGGTCGCGACCGGCACTGCTATCAGTGTCGGCGCCGCCATGCTAAAGATCGCCAACTCGATGGCTCAGTTGGGCTATGAGTCACAGAAGACCAATACCAACCCGCAGGCATTGCAGGCCTTCGCTTATGCCCTGACACAAGTCGGCGGCTCGGCGGAGCAAGCGCATGCTGCAGTAGCTAATCTTGCCGATCAGGTGCAGCGTCATCCTGGCCTGCTGCGCGCGACCTTCGGCATTGCTGACAATACACCGCTGCCTGAAGCTATGATGCAGATGGGGCAGCAGTTCCAAGACGCGATCAATAAGGGCGGCAATGCGCTGAGCAATATGCTGCAGCGCGCCTCGCGGATTGGTATCGATAGTAACCTGTTCTACGAGCTAGCTCGTGTGCAGGAGATGCGCAAGCAGTACAACCAGGAGATTGCCCGCCAGCAAGGGCTCGGCATCGACACTGATAAGAACGTCCAAACCGGTATCGGCATCACGCGGCAGTTCAACGAACTGAAGCAGACGATTGGCGATATCAGCGATCGGATGTTCCAAGCATTCGGTCCTGACTTCGAGCATCTGCTCGGCAAGGTCAATGATTGGTTCCGTGAGAACCTGCCGTGGATCAACGAGCAGGTTGATAAGCTGAAGGCTGGATTTGATACTGTCACTGCTGCGGTCAGTAAGTTCTGGAACTCGCTGAGCCCTGGTGCACAGCACAACATCGAGTCTGTAGGCGCTATCGCTGCGCTGTATGCGATTGTGAAGCTACCGCTCGGCATCGGTAAGATCGCGCAGATACTTGCGCTGTCGAGTGCGATAACCTATCTCGTTACCAGCTATCAGAAGTGGAAAGATACAGGGCAGAACGACGCTTTCATTAACTGGGATAAGTGGGGGCCGATCATCGATAAGGCAACCTCTGCTATTACTTCGTTCAATGAACACGTCATGAAGCCGCTGTTTGATATGGCGGGTGTTGATAAGTCGCTGATCGCGCCGTTTGAAGCGCTTGCTGCCTATCTAGCCGGTCCTGCCTTCCTGAAAGCCATTGCTCGCTTGCTAGTGGTTGTGGCTGTGCGTAATCCGCTGCTGGCCGCAGGTCTTGCTGCTATCGCTGGCGTTGCCTGGTACAACTCAGAGGCACAATCTGATATCGAGAAGAAGACCGGTGATCTGGGCTTTGAGCGGCGCGGCGGCACACTAGAAGAGCCTGAGTTCTACTACGTCAATCCCAAGACAGGCGAACGCCTGTCGTATGCTGATATGATGAAGAAGATCGGTCGCGATCCTAGCAAGCCATTGCTTGG